CTGAAGCATTTTAAAATATCGGGTTCCATAAAATTTTTTGCAGAATTTTTTAGGTTCTGTTTTCCTCTCGTTTCAAATTTATCCTGTTTCTATGAGTAAATCAAACAGTAAAGGTATAATGTTTTAGGATTCCTGGTCAATTGGGGTGGGTGGGCCCAAAGTTCGCGAGCTTAGAATGAATTGGCCTGGGACCCCTCGGGGTGGGTGGGCCCAAGGTTCACGAGCTATGCAGTTTATGCAAGGGGGTATGGGATTAATCCCATACCCTATCTTAGATTAAATGTCAACTCATTTATATTCCTCCCACTGTGGTAAGTAATGAAAAAACTTTAGACCCGCGGTCAACGTTACTAATAAACCTAACCAAGCTGGGTCAAGGTGTATCGTCATTATAATTCCTAAGAACATTAATGCGAAACAAAGTGCGAAGCTAATCGCTGTCAATATAGCGTGCATTTAAAAACACTCCTTATACCAAGCATTAATCTGCTCATCACTTGCATTTTCTAAAGCCCAATTAATCAGAGATTTTTCAACTGAGAAATATCCATCTTTAATTGCTTTTATTTTATTTATTCTACTTCCTGATAAATCAACTTTTTTTATATGGTGTAATCTAAACATATAAGTGTTTGGATATATTCTTTTAAAAGCTAACCAATTATCTTGTCTCCAACCTTTAGGTATCATTAATTATACCTCGCCTGGTTATCTATTCGCTGTTCGTGGGCCTGTCTCTCGCTCATCTTTTTAGCAAGTTTAACAACCGTCGGACCGTGCTTATCTAAAAAAGATTTATGATTTAAAGTCCTGTAATCTTTTATTAGTTCTTTTATATATTTACTCATTTATTATCCTTTCTTTTAGTTATGGGATTTTATAACAAATCCCATAACCTATGTCAAGTGTTAGTTTTGTGTTAATTGTAGAGCCTCGGTCTTATTCCAAACAATCCCCAACGGCTTGAATATAGCCTCTAAAGTTTTTGGAAGCTCCGACGGTAGACCTGTTTCAAACACTTGGTTGATTGCACTTTGTTTATACAATTCAAGTTGCTTAACCTTCTTACCTTCCGGAGTTTTTTCAGCTTCTTTAATAGCCAAAGTCTCGGCCCAACTTCTTAACTGTTCTCTACAGTCCTCGGGTTTTAGGCCGGTTCCGTATCGGTCCTTCTCGTAAGTTTCAAATTTATAACTTACGTCTTTTTTCATTTCCGCGCTTACGCCTCTAGTGAAAAAAGTTTTGGCTTTACGCTGTGCGGTCTCTAAGTTTTTAAAGGCCTTCTCTAGCTCTTTAATTACTACATCCGCTTTTATTTTTTTGGCTAACTTATTCTCAGCGCTTGCCGTCAATTCGGCTACGACTGATTTTCTCATTAGCTTTGCTTCTTCTATGAACGGGTCAATTTCCGCACCTACTCTTTTTTCTAAATGCGCCAATTGAAACTTCGTCATATATTTATTTTTACTCATATTATCCTTTCTGTTGTTATGGGATATTATGTCATAATAGATAAAAGCTGTCAAGTATTTATTTATTTTTATTTTAGGGGAGGGTGGGCCCAGAGTTCACAAGCTAAATAAATTAATTTAGGGCTTGACACTATGTGGGATATTATGCTATAAATTAATTAATAACAGAAAGGATAATAATATGAGTACACAACTAAAAACACCGAATGACTACATTGTTAAGTCAATTGATATGAATATTAGTAATCAAAAAATGATTACTGACCTAGTATCAGTTGTTAAAAAGCAAGATGAAAATATGAAGTTAATGGCTGTTAAGCTTTTAGAGTTAGAAAAAACACTGGAGGTTTTAAAAAATGTCAAATCTAGCTAACATTAATTTAGAGGAAAATCTTTTTGAACAGTATAAAGAGGACCTAGAAAAAAAATATTATGGTGGCATTAATAAAGAACTAGGCGAGCCGTGGTTCAAAAAAACTGATTCTGAAATAGAAGCAGAAGCAGAAAAATTAGTAAAAGAATTTATGGATCGCAATTCATAAACGATCCAGGCCCGGGAATGGCATTCACCGGGCCTGATCCCTGGTCCTTGGATGGAATGAGCCGGTTGAGGCGCGCTATAGAGATTACTCTTCCTGCCAAGGACTTGGGATCAGTCAACGTAAGTCGTATAGAACGGTCGATAACACCGGGAGGGCGTAAGCTTCGTAGTTGATTGATCATTATCCTGGAACCTGGACGCGAGCGCAAGCTCGCAAGCCGGGGGGTGGGTGGGCCCTAGGGTCACAAGCGAGAACTGTCAAGCAAATAATTTATTTGACAATAAAAACTTAATAACTTAATATGGGATAATATAAGAAAGGATAATTATGAAAGTAAAAGCAGCAGCAGCAATAACCGGTTCGATGACTCGAACTTCAAAAATGCCGGGCCTAAGTTACAGCCTGCCGGCGTGGGAGTGTAAGACAGGCGCGAAGCTTAGAAAAATAAAAAATTCAGTTTGTGCCGGATGTTACGCGCTCAAGGGAAATTATACACGTTACCCTGCTATTAAAGCAGCGCAATATGTAAGACTCAAAGCCATCACCGACCCGCGTTGGGTTGGTGCGATGGTTGTACAAATTAAAAGACAGAAATTTTTTAGATGGCACGACGCCGGAGATATACAGAGCGCGGACCATTTACAAAAGATCTTTGAAGTGTGCAGGTTAACACCAAAAACAAAACATTGGATGCCGACGCGCGAAGCGCAATTCTTAAAAGACATAAACCCTGAAGAGGTTCCAGAAAATCTAATCATTAGAATGTCTTCACATATGATTGACCAAAGCCCGGTGAGCTTCTGGCCCTGGACATCGACAGTAGGATCTAAAACAAGAACGTGCCCGGCCCCAGATCAGGGCGGCAAGTGTGGCAGCTGTCGAAGTTGCTGGGATCGTAACACACCAAACATAGAATATGGTAAACACTAAAGACTCAAAAGAAATAGAAATCATTCATAATGAATGGTGCCGTGAAAACGGTTACCCGATTCGCAAGCGAGCGAGCAGGCGGGTGGGTGGGCCCACGAGCAGCAAGCAGGCGAGCGAGCGAGCGAGCAAGCTAAACGCGGACAACTCAGCGCGGTTCGTTGAGGGCGCAAGGTCTCAAGCGCTCAAGCGTTCGACGGAGCGTTGATCAACACTCGTTGAATGTGTTCCCAATCGTTGATGGCGAGGGAAGGCGTATCGCGGTGGTCTTCAAGCAGACCGTGGATCGATTTACTCCCGTATAATTTAACCAGCTTAAGGGAAGGCTGGTTCACAAGGATAAAGTTACGTTTTTTTCTAGTTAAGTGAAACAATTTTTGATGTGGACTGAACGATATTTTAGGTGACCGAATCACCTTAAGCTCAACCATAAAAAATCCACAAGAATCGTGGTATCCCAACAAATCTGGAACACCAAAGGATGCCCAGGACTCTAGTCTGGTCCACTGAATTAGAGGTGTTTTCTTCTTAACTAATTGCCAAAATTTGCTCTCTGGTTTCACCCGATTTTTATACAATATACGTTACATTAATGTAACTAAAAACGTAAGTTATTTTGCATAATGAACCTTTATTTGATATAAAAGCGTAGTTATGAAGACTGTAATACCTAGAAAAATGGGAAGACCACCGGCTCTTACAAGGAGGCAAAAGAAATTTGCTGAATTATATATCTTTGACAGAGGTAGAAAAACCAAGACTCAATGTGCTTTTGAAGCAGGATATAAGAATAGAGCATCAGCAACTGCATCAGATCTAACTAATCCTAGAAAATATCCATTAGTGTGTGAGTATATTGGTAAGCTAGAGAAAGAGCAGGAAAATAGATTTAGAATTAATAAATCAATTCATATGCAAGATCTAGGACACATTAAAAATGTATCTATGGAACAACCTTCTACATATTCTGTTGCTCAAAGAGCAGAAGAAAATAGAGGTAAGGTTATGGGATACTACAAAAATGAAAACATTAATACTAATGTAAACATCGAAATAGATGCTATGTCCAAAGAAGATTTAGTTAAAGAATTTGATCTTTTCTACAAAGAAAAGATGAAGGATGTTACACCTACAAAAGCTTCAATAAAATCAAAAGAAGAATCAAACCCTGATACTGATTCAGAGTCGCAATAAATCTATTAAATATTTTTTTTGGAAATTTTTTGGCTAGTGACCATTTGTTTGTCACTGCTTCGTATTGTTCCGCCATTTATTTCTCCTTGTGGGTTAGGCCCTCGCACTGGTGGTATCTCTTTCCATTTTACGTTAGGCATATTTTTTGTTAGCGTAGGATTAAAGTTTTTAATTTTGTTCATTTATTTTTTCCATCTTAATTATACACCCTTTTGGGAACACATTTCTATCACTAAATAACTCATCATTTACTTCATAAGATGCAAAAGTTCTTACGTTTTTTTTATCTTTGTTTAATAAATAAGCGTGAGTTACCATTATAGAAGGCATAAATCCTTCAGCTGTGTGTAAGTCTGCGTGCCCAGCGTCGCCTGTAATATCTGCCCAGGTAATTTTATAGAAGTAATATCTTTTCTTTTTGATTGTGATGCATTTGTATTTAGATTTTTTAGGATATCTCATAATTATCTTATACTGTATAGGGGGATTTTTGGGCAAAAAAGTTTTTCAAAATAAAAAAAAGGTCGCGCGCGTCGAGTAGGGTAAAAACGTAAGCTGTGCCACGGTAGAAATTTTCATTTGCTTAAATAAGCTAGCAATACCAACAACCTGTGCCACCTGTGCCACGGGAAAAAATTCTCTTGGCACACTTACTATTGGCTTATACCAACACTTCTAGTCTAAAAACGTATGCTGTGCCACTGTGCCACCGACTTTTTTTTGATAGAAAAAAAAACTAATGCCCCCAGATCTCCACTTACCTTGGCACACTATCTATTTTTCATACCCATTTTTGTCAAAAATGTGACAGTTGACCCATTTGTGCCACAATTGATTATCTTTTTAACTCCAGATCCTTCTATATCTAAAGTTGCATAAGGCTTCCACTCTTTACGAATTAGATTTAGTTCTAAAATCAGATTCGACCATTGCTTCTGCGTTATGTTTTCGCTCGTTATAGTCACCTTTTTCATAATCTATACACAATTTACCTTCTAAATGGTCCAGTTCGTGCTGTATGCACCTGGCTGCTAGATTGTAAAATGTTTTTTGTTGCTCCTTTCCTTCTTCATCTTGATACTTTAGAATGATTCTAAGGTCTCT